GTGGCAACCGGCATACTGAGAGTAGGGGTTAACCCTCCCGTGGTGGCAAGTGGGGCAGTAACGCCAACGGAGCTAACGTAACTTAAAGCTGGCACATCTGCGGCCACAATGCCACGGAATGTGGGTGTGCCTGCCGAGCCGTTGGGCGCGGCTAAGAAGGTGTTGGCAGTCTGGGATGCAAAGTCCGAGGGGGTGACGGCCAAAGTGCCACCCAGTGTCAAACTGCCCGAAGTGGTCACGGTGCCTGTTAGGGTTAACCCGCTGACAGTGCCAGTGCCTGAAACCGATGTGACCGAGCCGCCACCAGTGCCTGCGCCAATGGCAGTGCGGAACGTGGGCGCATCCATCGTCGTGATGCTGTTGTCAGCGTTGATCTGGATAAATGTGATCGCGCTGGGGTTGGTCAGCGTGAATAAGTTGCCGCCGACAGTTGTGGCCCCCAGCGATGTGCGGCCGGTGGCTGCCACCAAATCGGTCGCGCCGCCGTCCCATTTGAGCCGGTCAGCGTATGCAGTGTCCCACTCGGTCTGCTTGGCCGTTGTCGGGATGGCATAACCTGCGGTGTAGGTGACGGCAAAAGTCCCTGTGGTCGTGATGGGGCTACCCGCAACACTCAACCCGGTGGGTACCGACATTCCCACAGAAGTCACAGTACCCGCGCCGCCCCCGCCGCCACCAGAGTCTGGTTGAGGTGGTGGGCCAACTTGCAAGTCGTCCAGCGATATTTGGTTGCCGCCACCGCCAGCCAGGTTGAACAAGTTTAGAAAAAACCGATACCACTCACGCGACACCATTCCCGTGCGCGAGTCAATGAACTCGACACGATTGGACGGAATATTGGTTATGTTCTGTTGTTCAGGCATTGGTCGGGGTCACGATCAATTGAGCACCCATGATAGCGATCTTCACAGGGTCTGTGCCAGAAACCTCATAGACCCGGTCACGCAGCTTCAATGTCATCCCGAGGCGACGATAGATTGCCCTGCGGAAATACTCACCGATCTTGCCCATCGACATCCAATACTCGTTGGACCATGTGTGCCCACCGTCATCGGACCAGCGCAGCATCATCTGGGGCTGGGAGCCTTGGCCCGTGTTGGTGCCAACACCAGTCTCACAGTCGATTTGCAGACTGTGCTGCGCTGTGCGCTTGAGGTTGTTGGTGCCGGTGGGTAGTGCTCTCCACGAACGCAGCCATTTCTGAATGTCACCGTTGTCGGCGTATTCGTCAAGGTCGAATGCGTAGATGTTGCCGTTTTCAAAGTCACCCACGATCACCTGCTGGTCGTAGACGACTTGGCAGTTGGACCGGTGGCGCACAAAGTTGCCGTTGGACCAGCCAGCCCGTTCGTGCCATGCTTGGGTGGCTACATCGTAGACCCATGTGGTTTGGGCACTGGGGAAAATTAGCACATAGAAGGCGTGACCGTCTTGCTGGTAGGTGTACCCAATGGCGTCCGACAAGTCGCCGTATTGCTGGATTTGCCATTCAACAGCGTGTGTTGAGATGCGCTGGCCGGTGTACCCGTTAGCACGGTAGACGATGCCCCGGCCACGGGCGTCAGAACCCAGCCAGAACAGGCCGTTGTCGAGCTTGGCAACCGAGTAGGCCGCAGCGCAGCCGATCTCGTTAAACGCGCCTTGGATGCGCTGCAATGGGAAGTCGGGCAGACCTGCGTCATACCAGACCTCAATCGAGTTGGAGCCAAACAGCCACGCCTCGCGGTGGTCAATGATTAAAGACACCAGACCGTCAGGATCGCCCTCTGCGCTGGCAAAGTCCAACGGATCGACCGACAGGCCGTCCAGCAGCGATGTAACCCACACCCGCGAACTGTTTGGCTCGTTGAACACAAAGTAGCCGTCCAGATACCCGACCTTGACAGCGCCAGGGAAATCGGGGTCAGTGATCTTTGCAAACACCTCGGTGGTCGCGTTGTAGATGTAACTGTCCGGGTTGCAGGCGATGAAAATCTGGGTGCCGTTGTCGGCCATAGACACGGGACCAGTGCCGGTCACGGTGCCCAGTGGTTTGATTTTCCAGCGGGTGGTGTTGCCAATGACGTTCATCCGGTACACGGTGTCACCAGACACGGCGTACAGATATTCTTTGAGCGCCCACAGGCCACGGATCGGTCCAGTGCCTGCGGCAACCAATCGGCGCAGGCCGGGGCAGCGCGACAAGAAGGCCGCAGTTTTACCACCCTCGGGAATGATCTCGGGGTACAGATTGACCATGCGGTTATCCGCAGCGTTGACGCTACGGGCCACATAGCTGGAGCCGAGGATTGGGGAGTCCATCAGTAGTTACCGGCGTAGATGTTGAACCGCTGACGATTCGCCACAATGGCGTAAGGCAGGCTCATGATGTCGTCGGGGTTGTTGATGCGCTTTAAGTTGCGCTTGCTGGTCATGGCGATGCGCTGCACCTGTGGGCTTGGCTCCACGCCAAACTCAGGGGCGATCTCCATTGCCAAGTTGTACGTAAAAGCACGTAGGTAACCTGGCGGGAAGTGCAACTCAGTGACCAATTGAGCAGGCTGGTCCAATTCCTGAACCGACACAAAATGCCATTCCAAATCCTGTGTGGGACGGGGGTAAATGAACATTTCAGCGTTGGGATACGTCATGTTGACGAAGATCACCTGCGGGAATGTGGAGGTCACGGTCTTGACCGCGATGCCGTCGTACTGCTGCTGGTTGATGAATTCGATGCCGTATGACACGCCATTGGACGCCTTGAAATACGTGGCGTCATCAAACAGGACGGGCCGGTTGCCCACAAAGTCACCAGATGGGCCGAGTGTGCGACTCAACAGGCCGGAAGGCCAGGTGAACACTTGGTCTTGGGTGCAAAAGACAGACAGACGCTCGATGTTCCAGCTTTCAATCATCTGGTTCATCGCCATCAAGGCGTCTTGGGACATGGCCGCAGATGGCGTTTCACCTTCGGCAAGAATGCCAAGCAGTCGAAGTGCTCGGTTGATTTGATTGCCAGCGGTGTACGTTGCCATGCTTAAACTCCTTCGGGTGCTGCCTCAGTCTCTACGACCTTGCGAGTGTATTTGCGTTTTGTCCCGAGTGCGTTCACGGGAGCCGCATCTTCGGAGTCCGAAGGCGTTTCTGGATTGTACCGTGACCAGCCGTTTTGTTCATCAGCTTCGGCCTCAAGTTCCATTGTGGCAACTTTTGCGCCGTGCAGGGGGTGTGTGAGATAGATTATGGACATAATTTAAAAAGACCCCCGAGGGGGTCTTAAACTTAGGCAGTGATGCCAATGTTTTTCAATGCAACGCGAAGTGCATTGATGGCGGTTGCCAACTCAGTACCTGTTGCGGTATTGGTGACAGCCGTGATAGCGGCAGCTTGGGTGACTGGGGTTACGCCGTAAAAAGCAGCGGTACCGCCAGTTTTACCCATAACTGCGCCGTCCAGTTGCTGGTCTTCGTAAGCAACGCCAATCGGTTTGGTGTTAGGCATGATTTGTCCTTTTAGAAAAACAGGGGCCGAAGCCCCCGTTTAGGTTTAGGCAACGCGATATGCAGTCCAAGAACCATCGCCGGTTTTACGGGCGCGGAACTGGCCGGAAGTGTTTGCAGAAACCGCAGCCACACCAACAATGGTCCAACCTGTGCCAACCACGAGGGTTGCAGCGTTGGTGCCGCCAATGTTGATGATGGTGAAGTCAAATGCAGCGTTCACTTTGGATGCGCTGGACACATCAGCTTCCAACAATGCCACGGTGGGCAAAGTCAGGTTAACAGCCGCGCCAGTGTATGTGAACAGGCCGTTTGCGAGTTGAGCGCCTGTCAGAGTTGCTGCTGCGGTCAGTGCTGTAGGAGCACCTTGCACGAACAGTTGGGCTTCGCCGATGTTGCCATCGCCAACTTGATAACCGCCTGCGCCATTAGGGAGAGCCATGATAATTTCCTTTCAAAATTGAGATACGAGAAACAGGGGCCGAAGCCCCCGTTTCAGTTTAGCCCCACAGGCGAACGCCCATTTGAGGACGGATCGTGCTGTAGCCGTACAGAACGTCAATACGGCAAGGCAGGCGGTCGTTGTTGATGTCGTACTGACGAACAACGCGCAAGCTGATACCGTTGTGAACGGCACGGGCGGCCATGTCAACGCCTTGTGGCAGCAACAGGTCGGCAGTGGCAAAGGTGATGGCATCCTTGTGGTACACCAAGTTCTGGGCGTACTGGCTGGAAGCTGCACCAACAAACACGACAGCCTTGCTGTTACCAGGCAAAGCGCTCACAGTAGCCAAAGCGTGGCTGGCCGAGTAGATCGGGGCAACGGTCACAGTGGCAGTTGTGGTGGTGGTCGAAGAAGCCAAGGCCACGAACTGGAACAACGAACCAGTGGATTCACGGGTCTGTGGGTTCACAGCGAAGCAGTCAGCGATAGTGAACACGTCACCAACGGCGATGGTTTCACCGGAGCCAACAGTCAGCGTCAGTGTGGTTGCGCCTTCGGCGGTCACAGCAGCACCGGTGGTGTTGCCAGTGGCAGCGCGGGTACCAGTGCTGTGCTGCTTGATCGACTGAGACATGTTGATCTCGTCAAAACCCAACACGCCAGTGCCCATCATGCCGTTCTTAAACTGCTTGCTGATGGTGTCGGTAGGGTTGAACAGACCTTTCATGCCTTCAACCAGACCAGCGTTGGCGGCAGGGTTGACGGTGGCGTAACGTGGAGACATCACGGCAGCGTTCTCGTTCAGCTTCTGCTGGGCTTGCAACAGCACCAAAGAAGTCGAAGGAGTGGAGCCAGGGGTGCCCACGGAGTTGCCGATAGTCTTGTATGCGTTGGCAACATCAGCATCAATGCTGGAGGCCAACTGGCTGATACGAGGCTTCAACACACGCTCTGCGAAGTCGTCCAATTGCATGGTCAATTCAGCAGATGTGAAGTTGACACCGATGTGCTTTTGGTTGGCGACAGTCAGAGTGGTGAACTGTTCGTTGTCGTCCTGAACTTGCAGGGCGGCACCGTCAGTTACCAGAGCGCGGTCGGGCAAACGGATACGCAGTGTAGAACCGATTTTGGCACCTTCAACAGCGAAGCTGTCGTCGTACTGGCGGTTCACGTTGCGGGTCAACACGAGGTTGTTTTCCAGGATCTCCAGCGCTTTGCGGGTGATCATGTCAATGGTAAGAATGCTGTTTGACATTTCAAAAGTCCTTTAAAAATTAGCGATTTGCCATTGCTTGCAGCTTCTTCATCTGCCTTGCACGTTCAGCTTCAATCCACTGCGAATCCGACATGGTCTTGATAGACCGTGGGTCCGTGGTGTCGTAGGCCGGTGATCCAGAGGATCGTGCGGTGACAGGTGAAATCGGCGCAGGCGCTGACGTTGTACGTTTCACGGGAGGTTCAGCGGCCAATTTGGCTTCGATCTTCCCGATTTCCTTTGCCTGACTGAGTGGCGACATGCGTGAGATACGCTCCGCATCTTTGGGATTGGTGCCGAGGTAGTAAGCCAACTCGGGGCCAATGTCCGAAGACTGGATCGTTTCGGCCATCACGTCAGTAATTGGGAGCTTGGGGTTGTAGGCAACTTGCTCGAAGTCGTCGTACTTGTCCCGTGCTGCTTCTTCACGTTCTTGATAGCTTTCGAGAACAGCGGAGTGCTGTTTGGCTGCTTCACGCTTGGCAATCAGTTCTTCAGCTTTCTGGTAGGCCAGTGCTTCCGCATAGGCTTCAGGGCTTTCAAACTGGTCAACGGACGCAGTTGGCGCAGCTTTCACGATTTGCGTTTCGGCAGATCGCTGTGCTTGCTCTCGTTCCCATTTACGTTGCTCTCTTGCGAGGCGTTTGCCGATCATCGCGTCGATTTCAGCCTGGGAGTATTTCTTCTCCTCGGTTGTCTCGGGTTGATTTTCAGCGACTTCCGGCGCGTTTACAGCATTCTCAGGAGTGGCCGTCACTTCTGGTGCAGGCGCGGAGTCAACTTCCGCTAAGGCTTGGACTTCATCAGTCATTTTTGATTCTATTGAATCCCTGGTTTACCGAACCAGTACGGTTTGCCCGATATTACATCGGAAAATCTTAGTCGTAAACAACCGTGTATTCGATGACGTTGGCAATGTCGATAAACAGACCCTTGCTGAACCAAATGCCAGCAGGAAAGCTCAGATATTGACCACCTGCTACAACGGTCACGGTAGCTGCAATTTTGGGGTCGCTGGTGCTGGCAGTTGCGCTGTCATACAGCGTGAAAGTGCCAGCAGTTGTGGTGGACACAAAGACGCCGAACAGCTTGCCGCCGCCGATCTTGATCTGGGCGTCTGCGTTGCCTTGTTTGTAGAGTGCCATGATTAATATCCTGTTGAGTTTTTGATCAGATAGCCTTCTTGCGAAACAGCTACCGCGCCAGTACCAGTTTGAATTTTGCACATCAACTGGATGTCCGTTTTTTCAAGAAACGGTCTGGGCATTACACGCAGCACATCATAGTTGATGGCAAACGGTGCCTGCTGCGTCAATTGCACCACCCCGGCCGGACTGATAGTCTTGTTCTGATAGGTGCAGTAATCATTGCCGTTGAGCGAAGTGTAAATGTTAACTCGCTGCAAGAAATACGTGAACCCTGCGGGTACGGTGTAAATGGCAGCCTGTGTTCGACCAACGCCGGTATTGATTTGCGCGTATGTCACAGTGCCTGCTTGGTTTTTTAGATAAACCACTCCGGCAGGGTTGGTTGCGCTTCCAACAGACACAAACATGCTGTTGATTCGGAAATACTGGTTGACGGTTGCAACAGCAGTTGCGCCGTTGAGGGTGACAGCCTCAGAAATCACGTTGTACCCGGCATCAAGTCCCACAATCGTGATTTGTGCAGTGTCACCAGCAGTACCTGACAAGTACATTGTTATTGCGGCCACAGGGTACGTATATGCCGTCACGTTCTCCCACACTGGCACAAATGTTGTGCTGATTGCAGGCTGGTAGCCGTAAATATTGACAGTGCTGTGCCCTTGCACTTGACCACGGGCCACCTGAAGATTGAAATCTTCATTTTTACCGTACTGCGTTTGCGAGATGTATGGGGTTGTCATGCCAAAAACCTCAACTTGTAGAGAGTTGACAAATACAGCCCGACGATCTCGTCGATGATGTTCTGGATCGGTGTGTCTGTCTTGTCACAGACCTCGTACCGACCTTTTTCGATTTCATCAAGCTGATCTTGCAAAAACTCGATGATGTTGGTGGTCTTCTTGGCCGCTGGAATGGCGATTGGACCAATCAATCCATGACGGCCCTGATACGCCTCGGCAAACTTATCGGCAAAATCAACGACTTCGTCGTAAAACGCCTGCAACGCTACATGTTTGCTGTAGCTGCGGGTGTTTAGATGCACTGAATGGGCCACATTGCGGCCCAGAAACAGCGTTCCTACCAATTGCGAGGCGTTCATTGCATGGCTCCTTCAGGGGGCACGGGCTGCTCCATCATGCCAACGTCCATCTCTTGACCCGGCATCTCAGGGATGCCACCAAGCTGGCTGTTGGATTCCATTGCCGCAGCAACCACGCCCATTGCGATGTCCTGAATTTGCTGCTCGTTCATGCCAGCCTGAGTGGCCGTGATGCGCTGAGTCTCGGCCTGATAAGCCTTGATCTCGGCTTCGTAGTCCTTGCGGCGCTGCTCTTGCACCTCGATGGACTTGCCCACGTTCTGGATCATCTGGTGCATTTGTTCCATTTCCTGACCCATCGCTTCGATTTGCTGCTGTGCAGCCTGCAACGCTGGGTTCTCGTCGCTGTCGGACAGCAACTGCGGATCGATGGTCTTGGCAAAGCGTTTTGCCATTTCTTGAGCACCGGGCCAGTCCATGTTTTTCACAAACAGGTCGCCAGCCACTTTCCACAACTCAGGATTGCCTTGGAGCAACTGGGCCATGCCCTCAAGAGCCTCTTGGCGCTTGGTGGCGTAGCCTGGGCCTGTTGTGGCAACCACAT